GATGTAATCATCATCCATGAGTAACCACGAACTGATAATTGCTTGACGAAATCAGTCTGTGATACAAGTGCAACAATTTGTTTTGTTGACTTGGCACATATCAATACCTTGTCCTTATCCAAGTTATCTATGGCATCTACCATCTGCTCACAATCTCTGTCAGCAACCAACTCATCTTTCTCAAGTATTCTGGTCTTATAAACTGCAACCTTTGGTGGTAGTATGTATCCCTGCTTGACCAACTTAGGTGCTGGCACATTGCAAATCACATTACCGAATATATCACTATCATTCATACCTGCCTTGAATGGTGTTAGACTATGCTTTGGTGTAGCAGTAAAGAAGTATGAACGATCAGCATACATTGAGAAATGCTCTACAGATTGAATAAAGTTCTTTTGAACTGAGTTGTGTGCTTCATCAAAGTAGATAGTATCAACAACAATATTACTCTCAACAATTTTGTGTAGTGAGTGATATGTTGTGAAGATCAACTGATTGACACCAACGGTTGCACTAAGATAGTTGAACTCTCTGATCTTATCAACATTAGTTGTGCTGAAGTGATGAGTCTCTCCACTATGAACGTGCATTACTCTAACGTCAGTAATGAACTCAAGGAACTCTGCTGACAACTGACTTGCCAATAGAATACGAGGAGCAACAACCACAATCGTCTGAAGTGTATTTGTTCTACTCAACTCATTCTTGGCATCCTCTATCATACAGATAGTCTTACCACCACCTGTAGGAACAATAACCTGACCTTTAGTATTGTGAAGCATTGCTTTAACTGCTTGCTCTTGATGTGGTCTTAGTTGCATAGATTTCCTGTTGATATACTTATTATAGCAAACGTGTGAGTGGTGTGTCTATGTCCTGTGACACATTTTTAATTGTCACATCACTATATGACATTGTGATACCACCACCCCAATTACGTTGTGTATGAACTGCTGCAAGTTGAAATCCAAGTGGTGGCCAAGGTTTTGGTGGTGTGTCTACACAATAAAACTCTTTCATTCCAAACCCATACTCTCTCATATCTCTAATTCTTTTCTTTGTGGTGTAATGATTAATTGTAGTTAGATATACTATATTATCTGCAATCTTCATACCATGTTCCAAAAACTTCTGCATCTTTGACCATGGTGGATTTGTGATAATCCAATCAACTTTTCTATGATATGTAAAGAAGTCTCTACCTTCTCCTATCTCACACCAATCTTTTGTATGTGGATAAACTGCATCAAAATTATCATAAAACACACCTCCACCCCTTGATGGGTCAAGTATCACTCCTGTAGGATTATAATGGTTGATTATATCTTTGGCAAGATACTGTGTTCTTAGGTGGGCAAAATGCTCTCATTTATTGAATGTTCTGGTCTTTGATGCTACTGTAAGTTTAATAGTCTTTGCTTCATATTCTACACCAGAATCTACAAGTTTGTCAATATTGAATGAACATTGCACTCTACGTTGTTTCTTACTGTCAACTTTAGGATGTATAGACATCAATGCGTTACTATCCTCAACAATATTCTTTAATATTTGTCTCTCTACCTTTGTCTCTTGCTGTCCTTCTAGTCCTACAGGAATACTCTTGATGTATGAGTCAAACTCTCTAAGTTTTTCGTATGTCATCTTACCCCATAGTAATGATTCATGCTCTGGTTTGATGTGGAATGTATATTCTGTGTGGAATACCTTGTTGTCTCCTACCTGTTTCCACTGTCCTATAACTATGTCATACTCTAACTCTGCACGTCTTCTGAGTATATCTCCACAATCTACCTTTCTACCTTTTGCAGTTTTGATACTGACATCTATATCTGAGAGTAAACCTTTAACGATGTCCATAGATGATGTGTAACCATTGGACTTACGTTTATCATATTCCTTTTTACTGAGTCCAGTAATCTCACGAGTCTTGATGTCTTCAAAAAGATTACCATGTGCTTGGACTTCCATATTCTTTGTTGTATATACTATTATTATAGCACTTTATGTTAAATATTCAAGTGGTGTGTGCCAGCATGGTAACTGACCATGTGTGAAAATGTCTTACTTTGATACAAGTAAGAATCCTATAATTCTACAACAGTTCATGACCTCTGGTTCAATATTTTTTCCAATACTTATCTGATATATACCCAACAGAATAACCAAACTCATTGTCCTTCAGTATTGTAGTTACATCACCCACTATAGCAAGTCTCTCACCTGTGAAACTACAACCTGTGAATCGTGTGCTGTGGCACAAATTACTCGGAAACAATGCGATAGAACCCTCTGGTGGATGAACAAAGAAAGTTTGTGCATTAAGTTCATTATATTTGTTTACTATTGTTCTCTCTTCATTATCGTCTTCAACATTCATTGCACCAAATAATATATTTTTACTATAATTATTTTCAAATTCAAGACAATGTGCATTATCAGGCATATTTAAATAATATGCAAATGACACATGACTTGTTGAATGTATATGCCATCTTATCTGGTCTTCAGGTTTTCTTGCTCTTGATAACCAAGATTTTGTAATTGCATAATCAAATATATCTCGATATTGTAAAACATCACATACATAAGTTTTTACATGAGATACCACCTCTTTGAATAAATCATCCAGACTATCCTCTAGATGAATGAGTGGTTTAACAATATTCTCACTTACAGTATTATCAATACTACTCTCGTCATAATCAAATTTTGGATATAACTTATAAAAGTCATTCTTATATTTCTCGTGGTTATTCATCTGACCCACATATATTGTGGTGGGAAATATATTAAATATTTCAAATTTCATAATGATTTACAATTTAACCTCTGCATCACGATTTACATCAACAAATAATATTTCTAGTGGTTTGTCAGAATAATTATATGCCTGATGTGTATAGTTCATAACATCACAAATCTGTGGTTTTCCCTCCCTCCACTTAACAACTCCATCTTTTATGTTTATCCAATCCATATAACATTTATCACTATCAGGAACAGTAAGTGGTATTTGAATTCTTTTGTATGGGTATCGTAGAATATTAGGATCTTTGTGTGGTTTTAGTATGGTATTGGGGTAAAAAATAGTATAGTTTGAGAATAATATATCTTCGTTTTGATAGATTTCACGCACCTCATCAGTCATTAATTTATCTCGTATTATTGTCGTTTTCTTTACTGATTTAATCCAATAATAATCTATATCTTTATTTGAATAACCATCTATCGTAGGAGCTTTTTTAACTGGAAACTCAACTTCTTTTGCCCAATTATATAATGTTTCTAGATCATTCTTTGTTATCATTAATTTTGAAAGAAAATTCCCAACACACCTTGATTTAATTCTACACTATATTCCTTACTACTGTCAAGTTGAGCATATTCATATCTTTTCATAGTTTTATCATTTACTATAGGTTTCCCATTCAAACACACAAGAAAAGAGGGTTTCTTTAAATCTCGTATGAGTTTTAAATCTAATATTAATTCATCCTGTCGCACAAGTCTTCCTTCCCAATTCTGTTGTTTGTCAAGAGTGTTAAAACCAACTAAATGAAAATCCTCTTGAGCATGAAACATTCTAAACTTATGCAAATAATCTCGAACATCTACAAAATCACCTTCATTCACCATTACATAATCCTCAGAGAACATAGTTCCTAACTTACCAATACCCTTGATACCATAATAATATATTGTATTTGAATCAACTGGATGCTCTGCTAGAACATAATCCTTTTTTCCAATATTAACACATAATGAAAAATCATTCCCTACTCTATAAAATCTTCTACATGTTGTCATAAATCAATTTTTTGTAATTCATTATCAAATCCAAACGGAACTGAAATAACTTCCCCAATCAAGTCATCCAAATCTAGTGACTCAATTTCAGAGTTAGATTCATTTTCTGGTATTATACTCTCATTTTGCAAATCAGACAATACCTTGTAAGAAACTATGGTTCGCAAACTCTCTTCTAAATTATCTACACTACTAAAATCTAGACGATCATATGGCACTACAAGAGCAGCAACCTCATCAATTGGTTTATGTAAATTTTGACGACACATTCTTATGTGAACTTGTCTCTGTTCAGGGTCGTTTTTAGTCACTTTAAAAATAATATTGATAGGAACATTCATTCAATTATCTATATTACTTTGATTCACAGCAGTCGTTCCAGTTCTAGTTCCTGATCCTGTTATTGTGGGAATTGTTGCTTTTACTGTAACAATAGAATGTCCATGTAATCCTCCAAGTCCACCTGCTCCACCAGCAGCAGTTCCACTAGGTGCTCTTCCTGCAGCACCTATACCTTGAGCAGTGTTGTCACCACCATGACCACCAGCACCAGATGAATCGTTAGGTACTCCTCCATTACCTCCTACAAAGAAACTCTCCGCATCTCCTCCACTACCACCTGCTCTTGGGGCAGGACCTCCACTCTTTCCTGATCCAATAGGAACACCAGCACCACCGCCACCTCCTCCACCACTAGAGGTTACATATGTTGAACTTTTTTTACCTGACGATCTATTTTCACCTTTACCACTTCCACCACCACCACCACCAAATCCAGACCTTATCTGACCATCATTGATAATAGAAACAATAGTATCAGATTTAGTTATTCCAATCGCAGAAGTTCCGTCATCAGCAGCTCCACCAGCAATATTTCCACTTCCACCACCTTTTCCACCATCACCACCAGAACCTGAAACTAATCCATTTGTTCCAATCTTAATTACCACCTCTTGGTTTGCCGCCCAATTACCAGTGATTAATGCACTAGTGTTTATATTAATCGTCTCTGGTGTGAATAATTTTTTTCTCGCACCTATATTTTTGTTAATATCTGCTATAATTTTTGCCCCAACAATATTACTAGTATTTGGTATATCTTCCTGAAAACCACCAATACTTGTAACAACTCCCGACCCTTGTTTAAATCTTGTTTTAATATTTTGTCCAGTTTTCCCATCTACTCTATCTTGATCATAAAAATTAACCACTACATTGAGTTTCTTACCAATAAAATCACTAAACCTTATCTGTCCAGACTGAGGTATTCCAGTATCTAATGGTTGATTACTTAAAGATCCACCATCAGCAGTATTACTCCACTGCACTCGATAAGCACCAAATGATGAAGTATTACCAAATTCATTTTGAATTTCTAAAAAACTTATTGAGTTTCCTGCACCAGGTAATGCCATAATTTTTCTTAGTTAAACGTTTGCCCAAGCAGATCCATTATAAAATTTAAGATTTTCTGATTCAATGTTAAACACCAGAGCTCCCACTCTCATTCCAACCAATGCTGCTTCTTGACTGTTATTAACTGTTGGTAAATAAGCATACATTCGATTCGCAGAAGCTTGAGGATTTGTTGTTCCAACACCAACTGAACCAAGTGTTACTTTTGATTGTAGTGCATTTATATTGACAGTATCATCAATTCTAGTGGTTCCAATACCAATACTTCCATTATTAGATACAAATACTTTTGAAGATTCTTCACCACCTCCTCCAATAATATCAACTATATTTCCTGAATCAGGATTCTTATTAACTCCAAAACCATCAAATTGTGTATTTGTTTTATCTGTTACACTTATTGATGTGAAAGTTGAGATACCTGCCGTTGCGTTAACTAATCCAGTTACATTACCACTGACTAATCCAGTTAAATTTCCAGATATTTCTGATGATGCCCCTGTCATTTCAAGATTACCCTTGACAGATAATTTACCAGCGACGAAAGAATCTGATGTTGTTGTTACAATACCTGCAACATGTAGTTTTTCTGTTGGGTCAGTTTTTCCGATTCCTAAATTACCTGTGTTACCCACCAAAGTCATTTTTGGAGCAGTTCCTTTAAACCATCTGAAATCACCAGCAGGTCCAGATATATTGTTTAAGTTAAGATAAAAATTAACGTTACCAGTGTCTGTGTTAATTAAATCTAATGACCTTCTCGTGCTATATCCAAATGAAGCATTTTCATTACCATATCTAACAGATCCAAAGTGTGTTGATAATGTAGAAGCTCCACCATTCAAACTTGCAATATTTAATTGACCGTAAACTGATGCTCCGACACTAATTGTTTCAAATTTCTTTACATTATCATTATATAATTCAACAGACCCATCATCTGTTCCCTTGAACATTGTCTCAGATGCAGACTTACTACTTTTTATTTCAACAGGATTTCCTTTAAGTGTAAGAGAATCAGAAGTTCCACCAGATGTTATTTCTCCTACAGTTGTAACTCCAGAAATACGAACATCATCTAATTCAGTATGTCCGTCTACATCTAAATTACC